TCATGGTCTCCAAAAGGAATAGTAGCACAAAATATAGAAACAATCAGTGCCGCTAATCCTGGTAGAATTACTCTATCACAACCATATCCATTCGCACAAGGTGTTGAAGTCACGATCAATGGTATAACAGGTGCAGGTGGTTTTGCAACTAATTTAAATGGTAACGTCTTCTTCCTAAAGACAGTGCCCGGCAATCTACAACTATATGATTTATATACTGATTCAGGATTAGTTTCTGGTGAAAATACTTCAGGATATGGAGTGTATCCTACAGACTCAGGTATTGTGATATTCAATACTGTAACAGCAAATGGTGGATTGGTAGCAGGAACAACATATAGCGTACAGTATAATTCAGGTACAGATTTTGCCGGAGACAGCAACTTCACATGGAACTATAATACAAATCAATTAACAATTGTTGGTAATGCTAATTTACAAACAACAGTAACAACCGCGATCACTACTGGAGGTAACACAACAGCAGGTACTATCACTGGTAACTGGACTTTAACTTCAGGCTCAAGATTGACAGCGACTTATGCTGACCTTGCAGAATATTATTCTGCTGACAAAGCATATCTACCCGGTACTGTATTAGAGTTCGGTGGTGAAAAAGAAGTTACAATTGCCGGCATAGAAACTAACAAATTAGCAGGGGTAGTTTCTACTAACCCTTCTTATGTGATGAACGGTGACTTACGAACTCAGTTCCCCGTCATTTTAGCCTTGGTAGGCCGCATACCGGTCAAAGTTATCGGCAAAGTAAGTAAAGGTGATATGCTTGTTAGTGCAGGAAATGGATTGGCTAAAGTTGTTACAGGCACTCCTAAGATAGGTACAGTTATAGGTAAAGCGATAGAAAATAAAGTTGACGACGGCGACGGTTTTGTCGAAGTAATGGTTGGAAGAATTTAAAAATAAATACAAAATAGGATAACGAAAATGGCATCATACGTATATACAGGTAATTTAGTATCACAGCAATCAGCTAATATTGCTACAGACAAGATTAGAATATCAACTACGGGTGTAGGTATTCACGCGGTTACCGGTTACCCTAGAGTAGCTGGTACTGGTACAGCAACGGCAGCAACTAACAGTGCAACAGTAACTGGAGTTGGAACAGCATTTGACACTCAACTTGAAGTAGGTGGTTGGATAGGTAACACAACTGGAACAACAGTTGGAATCATATCAAGTATTGCAAACGCTACTAGTTTAACGCTTACTGCTAATGCAGGAGTAGCACTATCAAATGTTGCATACACTTTCAATAATGCAGGTGTTCCTTACGCAATTGCTACACAACAGTCAGCAATTTTTTCTGCTAATGATAGTTATAATAGCGTTTATTGCGGTCAAGGAAATGTAGTAGCGTTTCTAACAACTGGTGGCGGTGCTGGTAGTGAATTTAGTATCACTGAACTTGGTATGCCACACGCTGATACAGGTACATCAGGATCATAAAATTACGCAAAAAAGATAAATAGTTTGTACACTCTCATAGTGAGAGTTTATGCAGTACCCACTGCGTAGCGACTAGAACTCGCAATCAACAGGAGAAAACAAATGGGACGTCCATTAAAAATCGCAAAGGCTCAAGCAGTCATAGTTTTAACTGCTACTAATGCCTCAACAGAAGTAGTCACTACATCATCAAACTTAACTAATCTAGGTATCATTGCAGGTATGCCATTCATTCCAGCAAGCAATATCGGTGGCTTAGTTGCAGGTACAACTTACTGGATACTGCAAATATTGTCAGCAACTACTTTCACAGTATCAGCAACAGAATTATCAGCAAATCCAACATACACACCGGTTAATTTATCGGGTGCGGGCCCTGTTACAGTGTCAGCAACAGTTGGTTTAGTAGATGCATATTTCAACAACCCAGATGGTTCAGCAAACACATATTCAGTAGTCGGTGGTAACACAGCACTATATGGTAACCAAGTATTAGTTGGTGTATGTATCGGTATCACTGGTGAAGGCACAATAACTTGTGCAGACGACAGTCCAAACTTAGATGGTGTCGGTACTGACTTTGCAAACACATTGACTGATGGTACAATCGTGTACACAGACGCAGGTGTGATTCTTGGTACTATTGATGATATCGCAAATGCAAATGCTGTATTCGCAACATTTGCAGCCAATGCTACAGCAAACGTAACTGATGGTGCATATATCTATGGTAATCCAGAAGCAGGTTTCATCGTTCGTCAGAAAGGTAAGCAGAAGTATCTAGTCACTGGTTCAACTAGTGGTTTGACTGCCGCTTGCTATACTGCAAACGTAGCAAACACAGCATTGTTGCCAAATACTTTCAATATCCAAGGTACATATGCAAACACATCAACAGTATATGTTCAATCATTGAGCGATCATACTGCTGAGTTGTTCACTGCCAATTCGGGTGTTACTGCTCTACCTAATGAGACAGCAAATATCAACAATTCAAGTCCTGCGTTCTCGACATTCAATACTGCATATGCCGCTAATACATACGGTGGACAACCTTATCCTATCGTAACTATTAATAAGGCTTAATAAATCATGTCTAATGCAAGCGCAGTTAAACGTGTAGAACAAGCCGAGACTGAGATCGCGGTACTTCAAGTCCAGTTTAGAAATCTGGATGAGAAGATTGACGAGATTAAAGTCGAGGTTAAAGACTTGCATGACTGCCTAGACAGGAACATGGATGAGACTAAAATTATTCTCAAAGAATTTCAAGAGAGTAATAAAAAATCTCATGACGAGTTAGCAGAAAAGATATCTGGTATTGAAAAGATAAAATGGATGCTAATGGGAGCGGCCGCAGTTTTAGGTGCGACCGGTGTCGAAGCAGTAAAGATGCTTTTTGCTATGTGATGAGAGATGATTCATCTCAGTAAAAACGGGGCTTAAGCCCCGTTTTTATTTTCAGTAAGATTTTTTAATTTTTCTTTCACAATATCAATATTGATTGTGCTAAACAATCCGGGATGCATTGGTTTAGGATGTTGATTCTCACCTACCCAAGCATAGCCGATATGCTCATCATTCAATACAGGAATGAACTCATCATCTACTGAACAGAAAAATGTGTGATAAGTGAAAGTCTTATTGACAAATTTCTGTATAGGAATCAATTTGGCATCTTTTGGAAAATGTCCAATCTCTTCTACACATTCGCGTTCTAATCCTTCAAACAACGTTTCATCTTCTTCTACCTTACCGCCCGGCACGCCCCAACTATGATTGGCATCATTACGCAATAGATATAAGAATCTACCCGTATTTTTACTGTAAAAGAATAAACCTGCCGAAGTGTTTTTCATATCTAGAGTATAACACTCTATTGCTTAGATTACAATACTATAGTCGCCCTGATCGTACCAACCTTCATACGATTTCATCCATTGACCTTCTTGCTCTACATAACGATATTGGATATTAGTAGTTAGATTGGTAACATACTCTACAGTAGTCGATGCACCGGCATCGAAACTAACAAACCAATCACCGGTTGTAGAGTCATATTGTATGATATCATTCGCTTCTGCCACAAGATCACCCCAAGCAGTCGTAGTCGTACCTGCCATTCCTATATCTTCTACGATCAAGTATCTACGCCCATTCACTGGCCCGGGCAGACCTGCATTTGGTCCTTGCAACTGAGGATTAACCACAGCATCTACTGGATTCAATGTATTTTGTGGTAATGTATCTGGATCGATGTCATATATCAATAATCTATCATCTACTGGATCAAGTACTATGGTGCCTACTATGTCATCTTCCATATATGGATTTTGTAACCATATTTGACTGATTCCCGGTTTATATGCTCCGTATACATTTAATAAACTAGACCAATATAGATTTGTGTTAGGAGGTGTGGGGTCATTCAAGTCAGTATTAGGTGGGTAGAATGCGCTATCTTGAGGTAATAATTGTAATCTATTGCCTATTAATAATAATTTATATCCATATGGTGTGATCTTTTGTCTAGTACCTAATAACAAATCATCATCTTGCATGTCTTGTAATGCGTTTCCCTTAAATATGCTAGCAATAATTTTATTGATAACACCCATCTTTTTGAGTTTAGTACTTGTGCTTAACCATATAGGCATATAAAACTTCCAACTCAATACATCGATTGGATTACCTGTGCCTTGCGGAATACTACGCGAACTAAATGTAAGACCATCTTGATATACAACACTTAAACTAGTCCAGTCAACAAAGTTGTCAGTGCTTTGTATTTCAAGGCTAGGATTAAAAACAGTACCTAACTGTTCAATCAATTGTAATTTTTGATTATAATTAGTAGTCCAGAAGTCAACTTGCATACGTAATGTATAAGGTACAGGCATCAATCGTTCGACTGTAAATGCCTGTCCTTGCACTTGCTCATAACTTTGTGTCTCTGTATTATAAGCACGTTGTCTAACATTTACCTTTTCAATGTATGTAGGATTCTGCATCCAACTTTGATTATATTCTAATCCAGTTATCCAATAGGTTATGATAGGTGCACTCGGTAGTGTGCTTGCACTATTGTTAGCAATTGCAGTTGAAACTAATCTACTTTGATCTCCATACATTACCGGCACACGTACAAGTATATCGTTGCCGTTAGGGTCTTTGCCTTTAGTCACATACCAGTTGCTGAAAATCTTAGCGAACTGTAATAAAAATCTGCGTATCTGATTGTCGTAAAAAAATTGTGCCATGTGTTACTCTTATGGTAATGGGGGTAAGTTGTTCGGTGCTAATTGTAAGATACTTGATAATGGTTGTGCTGATGGTATCAAGTTACCTGTATTGTTGTTATATATCTCTGCTTCATTATTGATGAATTGAGACTTCTGTGCTTGGTCGTCCGCTGTGAATCCAGTGTCTGTACGTACATTAGTTGATATACGAATCCACAATTTTCCGTCCCAACGATATAATATCTGCGGCATATAATCGATGCGCAAGAAGTAATCACCTACTTGAGGATTTTGCGGGAACGCAATGCCTGCGCCACTTGGATAACCGTTAGGGGCAGTACCATCTCCTGATAGATAACCTGCTTCATAACCGAAACTTCTTGGACTTGCGCGACTGATATACTGATATGCAGGATCGCAGTCTGCACGCCAATCCATTTGTGTACTGATAGTACCAGTAAATCCTGGTTGAGTTGGATCTGCGTCAGCAGTAGCATATGTATTGTCAGCAGTACCATATGGACCAGTAACTGGACCAAGTGACATGACAGATAATACTTTATTACCTTCTAGCGATCTTGAACCACTACCTTCTTTGAGGACTGCAGGAGCACTTTCCATGACTTCCATATTTGTTTGTACATGGATATCCATCTTAGTGAAATCCATGTCAGCAGTCATATCCCATATGCTCTTCAATAATTCTTTACTGACTTTGATACCTGCGCTAGGATTCTTATATTTAGGATTGCGCATGTAGACTACAGTACCATAAGAACCTGTGTTAGGTGCTCCACCACTATATGTCACAACATTGATAGGTGGCGCCGGCTGATTCAGTTTGCCTGATAATGTGTTGTTGCTTTCATATATTCCATATGTTGGAACGACATATAGGTCTTTGTTGTTGTAACCTGCTTTAGGTACTATACGTTTTGCTTCTTCAAGTTGCGCATTATTAACATCAAGATTCTTGTTATATGTTGATAAGATATCTTTGAGATTCTGATTAGGATCTAATTCCCAATATGTTTCATTTGGGGGATATATTCCTACAGGAACTTCTATCTTACTGATGTAGTTCTTGTCACCATAACTTATTACATAACCAGGCGGATATACTTTAGTAGGATCCCAATCACCAAGATAATTGTCTTTGTTGATTGGCTCTTTGAGTATATTGCTAAATTCTTCACTATCTACTAATGGCTCACACTTGATACGCCATAAGTGTGGATACCAAGTTTGACTGAAACCTTCGCTAGCAAAGTTAGCATCGGTGATGCTATAGAAACGCTTCAATGCTACCGGTATTGATTCTTTTAATGGGTTGTAATCTAGTAAGTGAGGTAATTCTAATACGTCACCTACCATTAGTTTACGACCAATGATATCGATCATGTCGTTATAATGAACGGCAATAAAGATGATGTCATTGTTTAAGAATAATCCAAACTGACTTAAATCAAAGTCTAGATTCTGTACGCTATAATGTCCACGCAATCTATAGATATTTGGATCATAAACCCTATCGCGGTTTTCTAAGAACAATAAGTCTTGTATCTGTGTAGGATCAGGACTGACATACTGCGGTTGAGTGTAGTCTGCACTTGGTGTCTGTGCAGACGGGCCCATATATTTGTGGATATAAAGGTCAGTTCCACCCACAGTAAGTTGCTCCGAAATCGTCCTGTCGAAGAATTTATAATCGTTAGTTTTCGTTGGGTGATATAGCGATAATTTGGGCATACAGTATTTAGTCGTTTAGAATCAATGACTTACAAAGGGCTTGACTTTTATCAGACAGGGTGATAGAATAAGTAAATTGATAATAGCATTGGAGACTACTATGGTCAAGACTAAAACGCATGAAATCAAGCCCTTGAATCCCAGGGATGCAGACGCTAAGTATTTTGGACCCGAACCCGATTTTAGTGTAGAAAACGCTAAACATAGTTTGGGTGAAGCACTAACATGGTATCATCACTTCTACGATAAGAAGGATGCTAAAGAATTTATTGCTCAATATCTTGACTTTACAGGCAAGATTACTGAAGCAAAAGCATTTCGCCGCGTAAGCGATAGCAATGTGACTACTACTTATGGATTCGTGGCACGATGCGTGTTGCGCGGATACAACGATGAGAATACGATCAATAAACTGTCCTCAGAAATCGAACGTTTGTTGACGGAAGATAAG